AGACTACCAAACAGACAGTCACAGTTAAAAACTATCCTTGGGAAGATTGGTATGACGATAGGACTAAAGCAGATGGAACACGATGGTTCCCAGATGGAGAAGATATACAAATAGAAGTAGATGTACCAACTGCTGATGGTGTATCTGATATCGTTGGTGATGGTGGTAGTATGACACCTACATGGTACAAACCTATACGTACAGACATGAGGGCAAACCAATCTCTTAACGTGGGATTGTCTGCTACTCTATCCATACCACTCAATAGAGGTATGCAACGTAAATGTAAGGAGGCTGCCACAGCACAGATAGCAATGCAGACACAATTGACTGCTAACAAACGATTAGACTTTGAGATCGCTCGTCTTAAAAATTGTGGAGAGCTCAAGAAAGCTGGTATATTTTTCCACCCTGCATCACCATACCATGCTGTATGTGCTGATGTAGTAGTAACTAATCCTGGTGGTAAGATAGTACCTCACACTCATAACCTACCTCAACCTAATTTTGATTCTTCTTCTGAGACTCCTTCTTCTGCTTCTCTAACTCCTTCTCCTTCTTCTTCTCAGCCTTCATCTTCTTCTGATGATTCTTCGCAAAAGGGATCGGAAGTAGACCTTTCTTCACTCGATACTCATTCGTCCTCAGTTCTTCCTGAGTCGGACGATAAGGGGTTTTTCCGAGGACTGAGTTCACTTTTCCGATCACCTTCTTCACAACAGGTTTCACAACCCTCAGAAGCAGATCAGCTAGGGGTTTTGCAAGTAGGGCAGATGACGCAGCCACCGAAGCAATAACCGCAGTCGTCGTCACAATCTGAGGACTAGGTAGATACTGTTCTACTACCCCTATATCCTCATAGAGGACTACACATATTTTTTTATTAAGGTTATTTGGATCGGGTTGTAACTCGTATCCAGTAACCTTTTCTTTTTCATTAGGTCCAACTGATCCTAACCTTGGTTCTAAAGGACCAGGACATTCTGGATCACCTTTTTCATCACCAGCAGGAGGTGGGTCTGGTGTCTCTGGTGCAGTAAGATCTCCTGTGTCTCCAGTATTAACACCTTCTGCCTCTTCTTCCTGGTCCATATAAACAGTTTGCCATGTCAACTCTCTAGCATCGTAGTTAGGAGGTTCAAAGTATGGCATACCAGCATCACATAATACTACGTTCTGCTTTGGATCATCATTAACTAATTGGTTATTCTTATTAGGAGGGTTCTTTGCGTTCTCTTTGTTTACCTTTACACACCCAGGCATATAAACTATAGGAGTTCCTACCTTTTCAGTTACAGGTGGTGCTTGAGGTAGTGATAAAATATCATCATACCTATTTTCTACAACAGGAATATCTAACTTCCTAACATTAGCAAACCTAATTTGATTGACTCGATTATTGCTTACTCCTATATTCTGGACACCGAAAAATCGGATTCCAGAATCAATTTGTTTTATTTCCTTTATTGGTTCCATTTAAAACCTCACGGTAATTACCATTAGGTACAAGTCCTTTAATATGACCTGTTGTTTTTGGCCATGCCTCTTTTAATGCAGCACGAACTTCTTCCCTAACTATTATTCTAAGTTCAGTTGCCTGTGCTTCTATTCTTTTTTCAGGACCACCATTCATATTGTCGATAACGTTACCACCACCGACAATACTACCAGTTCCTACGACAGCCACTGCTGTTCCGTAGGTTGCTATCTTTTGTACATCCATTACTGAGGTATTCCAAATCCACCAGAAGGATCTATAGGTGCAGCAGGTGCAGCAGGTGCATCTGTAGGTGTAGGTGCTAAACTTGGCACACCACCACCCAATCCACCTAGGGATCCAGTGACAGCTTCCATTACCTGACCTTTGACGTTATCGACAATTGCATCCTTATTAAGAAATAGATAACCGCCAGTAGCAACGACGGCGAGAGATACAACGCCACTTGTAAGAGCGATGACATTTACTATTTTTTGCATAATTTTATCCTCACATTTTATAGGGTTCTGAATCGGTTGTAATTTTAAGAGGTGCTTGTTCAACTCTAATGGTTTGAACAGGTCCACTGCTAGACTTTGATAGAAGAACTTCCATCTCTTTCTTGCTTATGCCACCACTATTACCGTTCATCTTCATGGTGCCATCTCCTTTTTTAGAAGCTGTCTGAATTCCGAAGCTAGCAAGAACTCCAGTAAAAACTGAAGCTATAAAAGTTGGATCTATTTTTTGTTGCGGTATGCCTGGAATCGCCACATAATTTAAAGTCAATATTCCACCGGACCACACAAGTACACCCAATCTCACAAAAGTTGAGATGATTGCTGCTTGTTCATCTTGGTCGGGAAGGATCTTATCTTTAATTTTACCGAGGACTCCTTTTTTCTTCTCTTCGCCTTCGGGTTTGACCTCTTCTTTAATTTCTTCGGCCATGAATTTTAAATTAACTTTACTATATATCTATCAAATATACATTTCCTGAAATTGATATCCTATCATCATCGCTAGTGTAAAATGGATTCACTCCATGATTAAGTCGTGATGGAAAGAAGACCATCTTCCATTCATAACTCTTATCAACATAATGATACTCTGTATCTAAACCACCTAGTGCCGTATTGTATTGAAACATAAACGCTGCTGTTTCGTTTCCGTTAGTGTTACTATATCTCTTACGTTCCTCCTCAAGGTCATAAGGGATTGCCACCCAAATAACAAATGAGAATAAACCTGAATGAATGTGTAAAGGATTAAAGTCATATTTCTTTTGATAGTTTACCCATAATCTTTTTAGTTCCATTTCACTGTTGTCTATCTGACGCATGGATTCTGCCATGCCCATACTTGGTTGGAAACCAAACCGTTTCATATACTCATACGAGAGTACACGAGTAAATTTTTTAATCTGTGGTGTTAGTTTAAGATGATACTCTCGATCTAAATGTCCTCTAAGGGTGCTACGAGCGTCTCCCTGGTGATCTTTCATAGATTCCAGTAATTCCTCCCGTACAGCAAGAGGCACCTCACAGGAGATATATCCTGGAGACTTAAACCACTGCGTGTGGTAAGTAAAATCTGCTTCCCAATCGAGTTTGATCGACTTAATTGAATTTGGCATTGACACTGATCACTGTTGCATACGGATTTCGTGCCAAAGCAGTCTTCCTTGCTTCATCATAATTCCTTGCTTGGACCTCTTCACTAAAAACTTTTCCTGCTACATAAAGTTTTACTTCATGTTTCATTGGGATTCCTCAGTGGGTTGTCTTCTCTTACCTATATTATACTTGCTTTCAAGGATCCAGTCAAGCTTTTCTTTATAAGATATTACTTTTATCTGACTCAAGGGTGCAGCATCCACGATGCTATCCTTGTCTGTAACCTCTACAAGTCCCCAGTCTGATAATAATTGAATAATTCTGTTCCTTCTTTGAAGGTCATTGTCTGAAAGATTTGCCCTCTTCCCGTCCAGTGCAAATAATTCTTTAAAGTGTACTATAAAATAGTCACCCTTCTTGTGTAGAATATGGCATGATTGATATAACTTTCTTTCTTTCCTTGAAGCAACCCCTATCCTTGTTAGGGTCTCTCTCACTTTAAGAAAATCATCTGGTTCCTTTAAGGTAACCTGAATCATATCATCTTTAGACCATTGCAGATCCTCACTCATTTTTTTCCTCCCCTATTCAGTTTGCTTTTAATGAAATCTAGTTGTGAAGGAGATAAAATATTCAATGCTTGTCTAGCCTTTTCATTACTATAACCATAGTATTGCTTGACCACATCCAAATCATTCATCTTCTGTTTCTTGTCCCAAGGAGAAAATCTCCTACGTGACCTGACGGTATTTATAAAGAAATCATATTGCAAACGCTTATCCAGATGAGGATATCTATTCATCTCATTAGCAAACATCACAGTATCCATGTGATGTGACATACACTTGTTAACAATGTAAGGGGGATAATGTCTTTCCCACTCAGGATCTTCCGACTCCATTAAGTTATCCTTACTCTGATTTATGGAGTTAAGATAATCTTTAAGAGGGTAAGCTTGATTGTATGCCATAGTTAGTCAGAAGAAGTTCCTTACGATCATGTTGGACTTTCATATATTCGCCAACTGATCTCATAGTATAGGTAAGATCATATTCATATGCATTCCAGTCAGTAAACATATCTGTCACTAACCTATCTGCATTATAGGATATCATCTGATGTGCAGTATGGAAGTCGCAATCCTTTGCAAACTTCTGATGATCAAAAGTCTTATGCATATCACCCTTATGACCATATAGATTATCCTTGATAGCATATGGTGGGTCAGAGTAAATGAATGCTTGTAAATTATCACTAAACAATTCTTCATATGAATGGTTAGTGATATGCCAATGCTGTATCAACTCCTGATAATCTGCTAACTTTTCTATGCCTCGAAAACTAAAGTTCGAGTTGGAGGCTTGTCCAGAGAAGGAGGACGATTCGGTGAGACCAGAGAAAGAACACTTATTAATAATATAAAACCTAATAGCACGCTCACGTGAACTGGTTCCGGCTTGGTTAAGTAATTGTTTACTTTCGTTAAACAAGATACGAGCAGTTTCAGGGGTGTCATTCTTCGTTTTGATTTGCCAGATTTCATCTGCTATGCTAGCTCCATCGTGTTGTAGTTGAGACCAAAAATTATATAATGCAGGGTATAAGTCATTAACCCATATATCAAGATGAGGATATGTCCTAGACATATACAATGCCACAGATCCACCACCTAGAAATGGTTCCCTAAACTCTGTGTAACGAGTCATATCAGGAAGAAACTGTGCCATCTTAGCAATAGCACGTGACTTACCACCTGGATATCTAAGGGGTGTCTTTAAGTTCTTTGGCTTGTGCAGAGTCATCAGGGAATGGTTCAGTAATTTTGTTTAATTGTAACACAGAAGAAACAACTGGATTCTTCGTGCGATTGATCAAGGTGATAAACTTATCTGCTGC